TTCCAACCTTCATTCAATATAACTATAGACTTAGCAGACTCTATTGGAGAAAAGAGAGATGTTCCAATTGTTTTGGATAGTATAAATTTCACTGATGATTATGAAGGTGATTTTAATAGCAGAAGAATATTAATATATACTTTTAACTTTACTGCAAAAACATATTTATTTGGTCCTATTGCAGATTCTACAGATGGACTCATTAGAAAAGTTCAAGTTGATATGTATGCTGATACTAATATAAAAACTGCAACAAGAGAAGTCAGATATACTGTTACTCCAGATCCTATTGATGCAAACCCTGGAGATGATTATGGATATACAGAATCAATTGAAATGTATTTTGACAGTAAAGATTATAGTCCAACAAATCAATTAGACAAGTAGTAACATGGATAATATTAATGATGACAATATTTTGCCAGTAGAAGTAGACTCTACTGTAACTAATACTGAAATAGTAAAATCCAAAAAATCTGATCATATAGATAAAGATTATGATTATGTTAGAGCAAATTTATATTCATTAATAGAAAAAGGACAAGAAGCTATTAATGAAGTGATGGAAGTTGCAGGTGAGGGTGGAAGTCCAAGAGCGTATGAAGTTGCTGGACAGTTAATAAAAAGTGTTTCAGAAACTACAGATAAACTGATAGATCTACAGAAAAAACTTAGAGATATTGATTCTGAAGTTACTAAAACAACAAATAACGTTACAAATAATGCAGTTTTTGTTGGATCGACCTCAGATTTATCAAAATTACTAAAACAAGGATTTCTAAATAATAATAAGCCAAAAGATCAATAAAATTCTCATGAAAAAAGACCATGAAATATCAATGGCACATTCTCAGTTGAATAAAACTGTAGAAAATATAAAAAAACTGAGAAAGTCTCTTGGTAAAAAGGAAAAAAATATTCCTGCATGGGTTCAAGCTAAGATTACTGATACTGAACATAATATGGATGCTGCTTCTGGATACATGGATGAAGCAAAAAAATGTTGGAAAGGATATAAAAAGAAAGGAACTCAAAAATTATTTGGAAAAACTTACAACCGCTGCGTAAAGGCAGGTTATGAAGTTGAAGGTGAAGTTTTGGATGAAAAGCGCGATGGAAAATCTGCAAAAGATCCTGGATATTCATTGAGAGATTGGTTTAAAGGTGGTGGATGGGTTCAGGCAGGAGGTAAATATGATGGTAAACCATGCGCAAAACAACCTGGACAGAAAACTAAACCTTTTTGTAGAGATGCAGATGATCGTGCTGCAATGAGTAAAGATAAAAGAAACAAGAGAGCTGCTAAAAAACGTAAAGAAGATCCTAATCCAAATAGAAGGGGTAAAGCTAAAATGGTCACTGAAAAGAAAGATGCTTGTTACCACAAGGTAAAGTCCAGATATAAAGTTTGGCCTAGTGCATATGCATCTGGAGCATTGGTAAAGTGCCGTAAAGTTGGTGCTTCTAGCTGGGGAAATAAATCCGAATCCCTTGATGGAATTACATTTTCGCAATTCATGTCTGAAGCAAAATCTGCGGCATGGACTAGAAAATCCGGAAAAAATCCCGAAGGTGGATTAAATGAGAAAGGAAGAAAATCATATGAAAGACAAAATCCCGGATCTGATCTTAAAGCACCAAGTAAAAAAGTTGGAAATCCCCGTAGAGCATCTTTTTGTGCTCGAATGAAAGGAATGAAAAGTAAATTAACATCAAATAAAACTGCTAGAGATCCCGATAGCAGAATTAACAAGTCCCTCAGAGCCTGGAATTGCTAAAATGAAAAAAGATCTATCAGAAAACATCACTATTCAAGGTGATTTTAACGGAACATTGAATGTTGGAAACTCTTCACCAGAACCAAAAAATTTTGGTGAGTCATTTACTGCAGATGTAATGTGGCAAGGTAATTTGTATAGAATGGATTTAACTAGTGCAAATATTCCAACTAGAGAATCTCTTGGAGAAGAGATTCAAAGAGAATATCCAGGTGCTGTTGTCCATAACATCTATCCATCAAACGTAAATAATAATAGCACATTAAAAATTACAGGACTACAAAGATATCAACCAGAAAGACTAACTTGGACTAACTAATTATGGCTCAGTGGAATAAAAATCAACAAGATTATTTGAATCAAGAAAGGACTTTATTTGAAGTTTTTATGTGTGCCGATAGATACGGCAATATTGGCAACTGTGGGGTAACTACAGGAGCAGGAAGTGGTGGATATGATGCTTTTGGTAGATCAAGAACATCAGAACCATTTACTCTTGCAGATTATTCCCATCAATATGGATTAAATGAAAATATTTTATCCAAAAAAGTTGGAGCTGCATCTACTGTAGAACATCTTACAAATAAAGCTTCTGCATCACTTATAGTTGGAGATGGAAATTCTGATTATGTGATACATCAAACTAGAATGTATCACCATTACATGCCAGGAAAATCTCAATTTGCACTTTCAAGTTTTAATTTCCAAGATGTTAGAGAAAATACAGTAAAAAGAACTGGATATTTTGATGATAGAAATGGAGTATTTGTTCAGCAAGATGGTAATGGATCTATTTCTATTGTAAAAAGAGATTATATTTCCGGAATCGCTACAGATACTATTATAAATCAATCAGATTGGAATTTAGACAAACTTGATGGATCAACTCAATCTGGAATAAGTCTTAATTTTACAAAAACTCAGTTATTTGCAACAGATTTTCAATGGTTAGGAGTAGGTAGAATTAGGTGTGGGTTTGTTATTGGAGGAAATTTAATTTACTGCCATGAATTTAATCATTCTAATGTAGAGGAAAACGTATATTGGAGTCATCCATCTTTACCTATTAGATGTGAAGTTAGAAATACCGATTCTACTATCGGTATTACTTCTATGCAACAAATATGTTCTACAGTATTAAGTGAAGGTGGATATGAAGAAAGTGGACTTGAATATGCTGCTGGAGTAACTGCTCCAATTACAATTACTGGATCAAATAGTTCTCCAAATCATATCAAATGCATTGCTGCTATTAGATTAAAAAATACTTTTAATGGATATCCAAATAGATCTGTAATAAGACTTACAGATCTTCAAATTCTTTCAACATCATCACCATGCAAATGGACTCTTTATAGAGTTCCAAATACTTCAAATGTAACCGGTGGAACATGGGAAAGTATTGGAGAAGATTCTTCTATTGAATATAACTTTAGTGCTCAAACTTCATTTAACTTAATTGGTGCATACCCAAAAATAACTGGTTATGTTGCAGCAAATAATCCTTCGGGAAAACAAGCATCTGGAACAATATCATTAAGTCCTTCCAGTGCAAAATCCAACTTTATTGCCCAAAATATAGATAGTAATGATAGCAATATGTTCATTGTAGTGATACAGAACTTAACTACAAATGCAGATACTGAAGCATTTGTTTCAATTCAATGGAGAGAAACTAGGTAATCTTATGAGTGACGATATTTATCTTGGTAATCCGAATTTAAAAAAGGCAAATACCCAAATAGAGTTTACAGAGGAACAAATTATTGAGTTCCTTAAATGTAAAGAAGACCCAGTATATTTTGCAAGAAACTATATTAAGATTGTTTCTCTTGATCATGGTCTTGTGCCATTTGAGATGTATCCATTTCAGGAAAAACTTATTCAGAATTTCCATGATAATAGGTTTAATATCTGTAAAATGCCACGTCAGACTGGTAAGTCTACTACTTGTGTATCATATCTTCTACATTACGCTGTTTTTAACGATAATGTTAACATAGCAATTCTAGCAAACAAAGCATCAACTGCAAGAGATCTTCTTGGAAGGTTACAACTTGCTTATGAAAACTTGCCAAAATGGATGCAGCAAGGTATTATATCATGGAACAAAGGTAGTTTAGAATTAGAAAATGGCTCCAAAATTTCATCTAACTCTACTTCTTCATCTGCTGTCCGAGGCGGATCCTATAATGTCATCTTTCTTGACGAATTCGCTTTCATCCCGAATCACATTGCTGATGACTTTTTTGCCTCTGTTTATCCTACTATTTCTTCTGGCCAAAGCACAAAGGTAATTATTGTTTCTACCCCTAGAGGTATGAATCATTTTTATCGAATGTGGCATGATGCCGAAAGAGATAAGAATGAATACGTGCCCACAGAAGTTCATTGGTCAGAGGTCCCTGGAAGGGACCAGGCTTGGAAAGAACAGACAATTGCGAATACATCTGAGCAACAGTTCAAAGTTGA